AAATCTCTAGCTGAAGGTTTTGGTGAATTTAATTGTTTCGACCTGGGTTTCCAATCACTCAATCCATAAAATTTTAAAGCTTTAATTTTTTTCAATTCTTCAGGTCTACTAAAATTTACTTTTTGTATTTTAACTTCTTTTGTTTGTTTTTTTAGGGATAGTGGAAGTAATTCTCCTGATTTTATCATTTCAAAAATAAAAAGATTTAATTTTGAGAAAGTCAATCCTGTTTTATTTTTTACCATATCGGAAATCTGTTTTTTTGCTTTGGGTGAAGCCAAATATATATCAGCCGGAGACCATTTGTTAATATCTCCAAAATTTACTTTAGTTTTGGCGCCTTTACTTTGGATGTTTTTTTGTATATTATTAGCTTCATCAAATAGTATCTCTATATTTTTCATAATTTCTTTATCACCACGAACATAAAAAATGGATGACCAAGAAGGTCTTTTGATGGAAGAGAATTTCTGAGAAATGTCGTCAATGTCTATTATTAGTTTCTTTGCAATTAATAAGGAAGATTGATACCACGAAACATCTTTAATTAAAAAGTCCTCAATAGTTTTTAAGTCTGTATCAGCATTAACATGAGATTTAAAGGAGGTTTCTATTTTTGTTGTCGGATAAGTTTTGTTCCAATAATCTTTAAAAGATTTATAATCTGGATATTTCTTTAAATCAAATATCTCAGATACTTTAGTGGCACCAAGATAATCAGCCATAGCACAAAATAATGCTTGAGCCGATTCTTGTTTTGATGTTTGGTCTGCCATTTTTACCTAAAAAGAAAATATTTATCTAATGATTTGAATGTCTTTACCTGAAGTCCAGATTTCGAGTTCTGTTCTCAATCGACCTTCAGATTTTAATGTATCATAACGATTCGATGCTTTTTGTTTCCACCAAGAAATAATGTTCTTCAATTCATGTTTCTCATAATTCTCACCAGGAACCAACACATCGGTTTTACAGTTCATATAATCAACCGAGTTATTATACCCAAAATCGGATGTATAATATCTTTTCTTTTCTGTCAACTTTTTGGCGTTCTCAATCGTTATATTGAAAGCATCACCTTCTGGTGTTCCTTTGAGTGCTGCCTTAGTCAAGGCAATAATCTTGGTGAAGGTTCTTAATTTTCTACTGGTGGTTGATGTATCACCCGCCAACAAATCTCCAGTAATATTCTCAACATAGTTTTTCAAGTTATGATATCTATCTCCGTGCATCATTGGTACAATGTCGGATTCAGTTAAACCCCTAAATCGAATGTAAGGTTTCATGCCATCATATTGAGATACTGATTTTGTGGAACCATATAAACTGGTAGTTTCAAATAGACATATATTCATACCATACTTTTTATTACAAATTTCCCTAACGGTATGACTGGTACAAATTGCAGATAGAAGTTTGCCACCCAAGTAATTATATCCAAAAGGTTGTGCTGGTACAATTACAAACCCCATAACACAGGCTGTATTGAATCGTTTGGCAGTATCTTCCTGTTGGATCCAGACCTGTCCTAAGAGTTCATTTCTAGGTTTCATATAGATTACTGGTGAACCCAACCGAATGAATCCTACAATCTTTCCTGAGTTCCTCTCTTTAACTGCCAATTGTATATTCTTACCAACTGGTGCTTTGTTGATGTGTGAACTGGTAATCGAAAGTAATGATTCCCAAGTTGTACTATCAATTTCACAGACTTCAATATCCATATCATTGGGATGCATAGAGAAATCTGAAAACAAATCATCTTCAATTGGAAATAAAGAAGAAGGCATATTGCTGAGATTCTTTAACTTCTCATCACGCATGTATTCTTCGGTACTTCCAATATTACTGAAGTAATCATTAAATACTTTAGCACAATGTAGTGCTTGGTCCCTAGCCAACATCATACTTTACCCCATTTAATCACGTTCCAAATTCTTTCATAAAAATAATATCCTACTGTCCACACAACATTCATAATAATAGCAGAACTAATAGCTTCAGATGTTTCTATACCTAAAAATTTTAGTAGTACATAAGTTGATATTAATTCCCACAATCGAAATATTATAGTTTTAACCAAAGTTCTACTTTGAGTTTCCATTATACCTTAAAACCTTCGAACGATTTCTTATCATGTTTAATTTTGTTATGAGCACCAACTTGATTACCAGCATCAGCAATACCTTGTTGTGCTGATTGTTCGATATCAAATAATTTCATCTTTGCACGGTCAACACCAATAGTAAATCGTTTATAATAACCGGGATCATTATAACGATTCTTTAATTGTTTAACCATAATCTGGCCAAGTTCTTCTAATTCATCAGAAGTAATCAAAGCAAACATTAAATCGGCGGTTGCAGGCAACCCGAATGACTCACTCGTATCCTCCAGTCCTGGATCAGACGATGTGAATCCGCTTCTGGTAGTTTGAGTAGCAGATACAATAGGAACATTATATTCAACCGCAAGACCCCTAAGTTCTTCTGCGATTGACTTAACGTAAGTGTAAGAGTTGATATTCGCACCAGCCTTGATACGAGAAGAACAACAGATATTAAGGTAATCAATAAAGATAATGTCAGGTATAAAAGACTTCTTGAGATTAAGTTCATTTAATAGAGTCCTAAAATGAGTTGCGGATGCCGAAGCGGTTGGGTATTCTTTAATAATAAGTTTACCGGTACACTTCTCACGAACCCTAGCAACCTTTTTGTCATACATTTCTTTTGGTAAATCAATAAGGTCATCTAAAGTAACATTCAAAAGATTCGCATCAATACGTTCTGCAATCTTTTCTTCAGCCATTTCCATCGTGATGTACAAAGCATTTTTGCCTTGGACCATTGCGCCTGCTGCCACATGACACATAAAAAGAGATTTACCAACACCAGTCCCCGCAAGAGCAATATTGAGAGTTTTACTTGGCAAACCACCCTTTGTAATCTTGTTGAAGAATTCCAAGTCGAAAGGAATTCGTTCCTCTTTTCTATGATAGAAATCAAATCGAGCATCAGAGTCCTGTAAGTAATCGTGTCCTACTGTTGTATCAAATGAAACGGCCAAGGCGTCCGATAATATAGAGGGAATTGCACCTTTGTCTTTATCTTTGTCCTTACCATCGAGAATTGAAATTGCCCCCAATACGGCATTGTATATCGCCTTCTCTTGGCAAAACTTTTCTGTCTTGTCAACAAGCCATTGTATCTCGGTTTGCTCTTTGCTATGAGCCTCAATTTCTTCGAGATAAGTTTCGCAGTTCTTAACTTCATCATCCGAAAGATTGTTCCTCTCTTTGACGGCAATTGAGAGTGCTTCAATCGTAGGCGGAGTATTGTAAGTTTCAGTAAACGAGGTGATTTCATTGTAGAGTGTTCTCTCCGTTCTGTCGGAGAAATAATCAGATTTTAAGAATGGTAAAACTTTTCTTAGGTAGTCCTCATTATAGACCAGATTCTTCAGAATCGATTGTTCCAGTTTCATCAATTATTTCCTGCTCAATGTTAGATGACATGATTTCAACAAGCAAGTCACCAATGTAATTTTTAAAATCAAGGTCTTTCTCCAATGTTTTTGTCTTGATGGTGGATTCTATCACATCAAACTTGAATTGTAAATAGACCTGCTCATCTTTTTCCTCAAAACTAACTCTACCATATTTGTATGTGGTATCTTTGTAAGGACCATCAAGTAATTTTATATGAACCGCAGCTTCATCTTCTTTTGGATAGATGAAGCAATAGTCAATACCTTCTATCATTCTTCTGTTCCATTCATAGTAATAACTTCATCAAACAATTCTTCTTCACCACCTTGCATGATGGCACCCGAAGCAATTTGATATTTGTCTTTAACATAACTTTGGAACTTCTCACTAGTAATAAGTGGCATCCAAAAATCTTTTGTGTCGGTTTCTTTCAAACGGTATTTCTTATCTTCTACTTCACCAGTTGTTACATCAACCCGTGAATACCAACCGTTAGATGGTTTAATAACCAATCCTGAATCGAGTGCAATGTCAAGTAAACCAGACCAACGAGAAATGCCTCCATCAAAAGAAACGGAAACAGGAATCTTAGATTTTTCTTTAACATATCGTGATTTCTCCACATTAATAATAAAATTATAACCCACAACTTCAGTACCTTCTTTTTCTTGTTGGCGACCCAACACAAAAATGTTATCAGCAGAATAGTAAGAACCTGTACCACCACCAACAATTGCTTTAGGGAACATTCCAATTTCCATGTAAGTATGATTAACAACAACCATCGGAATATCTTTAAGTGATAAGTGTGGTGTAACCATTCTAAACAAAGACTTAACGGCTTTTGCTCTTGACATATCACCGACAGTTTTACCATCAAGTGCATCATTAACTTCTTTAATGGATGCCAAGTTACCAATTGAATCAACAACAACAATCAAATGTTCACCTCGTTCAACTTGATTTAACTGTTGCATCAAGTCAATTTTTAATTGTTCTATGTCGGTGAGTGGCGTATGTAATACTCTATTAGTATCAATACCAAAAGAATCAAAATAAGATTGTGGCGTACCGAATTCAGAATCATAAAAAAGAAGCGCAGCATCAGGATATTTGTCCAAGTAAGATTTGGCCATCAATAATGAAAATGCTGTCTTAAAATGTTTGGATGGACCTGCCCACATTGTAAGACCTGGTGTTAAACCACCATCAAGGCGACCTGATAATGCCACATTAATAATAGGCACGGAAGTAGGAATCATATCCTTCTGTGTGAAGAATTTAGATTTTGCTAGAATAGCAGACTCTTTAATGCTACTATTCTTTTTAATTTTGTCAAGTATACTCATTCATTTTCCTTTTTACGAAATGCCAACTCAGCATCATCTACATACATACTATCTATCTTAGATTTCCGATTGGGAAATCCACGTTTCTTTTTTAGTTCTTCTGCAACAGGTTCAATCTCAGCAATATTCTCTTTTTCAATCTCAATAGAATCTTCTGGTATTGGTGCATTATTAAAGAAATCATCCCAAGTCTTTTCCACTCTTTCAGGTTTCTTCATTGAGATATTCGCTGCTATTAATAATAACACAGCTAATGGGTCAAACACAAGCATAATGATAAAGATTACCAGTCTGACTGCCTTATCTACGGCACCATCACCATTAAAGAACATATCTGCCACATACTTGATTGGTCCAATATCTGCCACAAGTTTGTTTTCTTCACGGAGAAGTGGCAATCGTTTCTTATTAATTTCGGTAAGTTCTTTTTGAGTATTCTGAATCTGTCTATCCAATTGATTACTTGCCGTTGATGGGTCTTTGGCTCTTGCTAATAAGTAGTTCAATCTTTCATCAGCAATTTTTTGTTGCTGATTCAAAGTTTTAAGTTCTACCGAATTTGCACCAGCATCTAATGTAGAATCTATATGTGCTTTGGCCAAGAAACCAAAAATACCCATTGAAGTAATGAGCATGAGCAACATTACGGCAATAACCAAATATGTCCGTAATAAAAAAGGTGCATTTTTCCAGTTTCGATATAACCAAGATGCGGTAACCAACTTAGCAAATTCAAGGGAACCACCCATAATAATAACTGGCCAAAATGCACCCATAAAAATAGCAGCAAGACCTATTACTGAATAATAACCAGCAATAACAGATAATAGAAATGCTGCTGCGAATGTAAAGTAAATCATGAGAAGAAATCCTCCAAACTACTTACTTTTTCAGTTGACCACTTCATACAATCTAGAATAACTTTGATTGGTTCAACAAAGGCCTTTTCAAATTGAACATCATAATCAATATATTCATTGAGTCCAAATTCTACAGGTAAACGACCAGGGAATGAAATGACGGTATCTTTGAATGGATTAGGCATCTTGAGATAACTATATTTTAGTTTCTCGCCTTCTTGTATGAGTGGATACTTTTTAGTAAGTTTTTTCTCTTTAAGATAGTGATTATATAAGATGGCACCTTTGACATGCATTGGTGTACCAGACTTATACATTGATAAAGCGTCCGAATATTTAGACAAGCCGTTACAACCACGGGGTGAGGAGATTTCTTCCGGTGGTAATCCCATGAAATCTTTTTTGGCTTCTTTAATGAATTCATGAATATCTTCTTCAGTACCATTCATGATGATAGTGATTGCTTGTTTCATCTTCTCACGGATAACGGCAGGTGTTGATGACTTAATCATCTCCAAACCCATCACCTTCATCTGTGGTTCATTATATTGAACACCTTCATTGTTATACACATTCAGAATATAACGCTTCTTGGCAGTCCAAATACCTTTATCAGATAGACCTTCTCGTTTCATCTGCATTTTCTGGCCATATGCGTGAACATATTCAGCCAACTCATCATAAGACTTATCGATATAAGGTTGTATCTTATCTTCACAAACTTTATCCATGAGAGAGATTACTTTTTGTTTATCGGACTTATCCTTAATAAATTTATCAACCAATTCTCTCATTCGTAGGTAAATTGAATCAGTATCAGAAGCAATAACATAGTCAACATCTTTGGTCTCCAAAATTTTATTCATCCAAGCATTAATCTTGGCTTCAATCCAACGAATGCTTAATTGTCCCGCAGTGGTAACGCCAAGAGCCATACGCAAATCATAGAAACGAAAATACTGAGAACCAAGAGCGCCGTATGCAGAATTGAGAGAAACTTTTTTCGCCAACTGGATGTTGTTGTATTTGGCAATTCGTTTTTCGATTTCATAGAGTTTACTTGGGTCTTTTTCATTTTCATATTCCTGTTTTGCTTTAAGCATTAATTTTTTAAACTTACTTCTATCATTATACATTTCTTCCATCATTCCAGGTAAGAAACCTTGGATGTCCGTACGGAAGAATTGGCCATTAGGAGTGATAGTTACATCTTTGAGATTTGAAGTATCAATTTGTTTGTTTAACATCTTCTCAACAGAAACACCCTGTGAAAGCACCTCACGCATTTCATCTGTATAGTCTGCCGGCTCAATGAGAGTTTCTGGACTGATATTATATTGCATCATCAAATGTGGATACAAAGAGTTCAAGTCAAATGAGGCAACCCAAGCATGAGCACCAACCTGAACTTCTTTAACATATGCACCTTCAAACATACCATCTTTTTCTTTAACGATACGAGGTGGTACAATGATATTCTTCTCCAACAAATAAGCATTAGTCAGAGCATCCCACATACGGGTTTGAGCAAATACATCATCAAAGTTTGATTTGGTATCATATGCCAAAGTTACTGCCAATTCAAGCAACTTCAACTTATCTTCCAATTTAACAATCAACTCAACGTCTTTAATGTTATACTCAATAAACTTTTGGAAGTTCAAACGATATAATGAATGTAAATTATCATACTCATCATAGGAGATTTTACCTTCACCCAATTCAACTTGAGCAATGGCATCTAAACGATATGATTCTTGTGACTTACCGCCAGGAGCATACCATCTGTAAAGTTCAATATAATCAAGTGATGAGATACCAACTAAACTGTATTCAATTAGTTCACGGTTATTTACTCTTGCTTTGCGTTCTGTAATATAATTCCAAGGAGATAATTTCTTAGCTTCATCTTCACCAAGAATTTTTCTGAAACGATTGACAAGATATGGTATATCAAAGAACTTAGTATTCCAACCAGTAACGACATCCGGATATTTGTCTTTCCAGAAATGCATGAATTGTTTACAGAGTGAATATTCATCTTTACAACGAATATACACTTCATTACCTTGTGTTTCATATTCACCACAAGCAAATACAAATGGTGATTGATTTAGAAACTTAACACAAATGGCTGTAATGGGTTCTTCTGCTTTATATGGGTCAGGAAATCCATTCTCTGAACCTACCTCAATATCGATTACGGCAACAGAAACATGGTCATAATCATAATCGACCATACCTTTGTGTTGTTCTGCAATAAAGGCATATTCAAAACGAGTTTGACCATAAATGATTGGAGTACCATGAACACCATCAAATTGTTTTACATAATCTCTTGCTTCACGCATTGTACCAAAGATTTTCTGGTCTAATGGAAGACCAGTCAGAGATTTGTAAATTCCTTGTGGGTTCTTCCGTGATGGAAGAAAAAGAGATGGTGAGTATTCAATCTTTTGTTTAACTTTCTGTCCGTCTATAACTCCACGGTAGAAAATGTTGTTACCAAAACATTGAACATTAGTATAGAATTTACTCAATTTAACCTGTAATAATTTGTTTTTGTGGAGGAACTACAATACCAGAACCAAAGATTGAACTATAGTTTGTAATAAAATCTTCTGCTGGTGTATAAGAGTATACTACATTCTTCTTGGCCAAGGCAATAGTTGCACCTGATTTTTGTTCCGCATGAATAGGGAATGGTGAGAATCCAACTTGTGGTGTGCCATCTTTACCACGAACTACTGCAATACCCACAGGATTTACAATAACGAATTCGGTTTCTGATTGTGATTCTAGTTCACCAAGTAAATCTTCACCGGTAATTAATTTAAGGGCTAATACTTCCATGTTTTCTCCTGATAAAGTGGAGCGGGATATCAGAATCGAACTGATGACGAAAGATTGGAAATCTCTAGTTTTACCATTAAACTAATCCCGCATAATGAATCATTATACTACTAAAATATACAAATGTAAAGACATATATAATTATATACCAAAAAAGGATTCCGATGAAAAAATTGCTTTTGGCGCTTCTTGTTGTGATACCCTCAATGACAATTGCTAAAGAAAATGATGGCGATTTCTATAGCAAATCTGTACAATGTTTTCCAACCAAAATACTTCTCTATACGATTGACACTCAATTCAAAGAGTCCGCTGTTTTCTTTTATTCAAATGAAATAACCAAAAGAAAAACTCAAATTGTTATGTTTTCCAATAAAGAAACGGGATCATGGACATTGATTGAAATGGATAAATCATTGGGTTGTGTTTTAGCTGTGGGACAAAATACTTTAAGTTAGGTTGTATCACCTACCTCGGCCAGCTTTACGCATTACAGTATTTTTAGGTACGAAATTTGGTTTGGGTTTTAATGCTGGCCTCTGTTGTGGTTTGCCAACAGGTTTTAAATCTCGAACCTTTTTTAATTGTTCTTCATGAAATTTTTTATCATCTTCTGACATAATATCTCCTTGTTGGTTGCGGTGGGTAGATTCGCACTACCGACATCCGGATTATGAGTCCGGCGCTCTACTACTGAGCTACACCGCTATTGTTATATACTAAAGATTCTTACCTTTAGGAAAGAATTGATAATGACAAGATTCACATAAATTATATAGTGCATTCCCTGTGTTCGATAGACCTCGAACATTTCTATCTTTAACCTGTTCGATTGACATTTCGGACAATATATCAATTGCATCTACTCGTTGTTGCCATTCTGTATTTGTATTGAGTTTTTTTAAAGAATGTGCTGCGTTATGTAATGCAGATACATTTTTATTTAATTGAATCCAATCATCTTCAGTTACTGGAGCTTTAACTTGTAGATTGAATAGTGCTCCGGCATTTGGAGCAATCTGTGACCTCATAATATTGTGAATTACAATACCAGAAGTTTGGCCGTATACTGGCATACAAATAATAAAAAGAATACTCAACAAATTTTTCATAATATTATTTAATCAGTTGCACTTTACTTTTAGAACAACAATTCATTAATTTTTGATATACTTCAGGTTCAACATTAATACAGCCATTGGTGATATGTAATCTTTGTTTTACATCAGGAGATTTAATCCTAACGGCTCTATTTTGTCCCTTAACATCAATTGTTCTATGAATAGCATATACTACCTTATCTGTTTCTTTAAATGCTAAAACAGTACCACCATAAGCCGGTATCGGAGTACGATAAGGTGTTAATTGATATTCACCTAGTGGAGTATTATCTCCAACAAGGACAGGATAACATTGTCCTGTAAAACAAATCATTGCAGTAGTCACATTCACAATCACATCAAATAACATAATCAATAATTATCCTGCAATAGTTTTAAGTAAAACTGGAAGCTCCGTAGGTGCTGGTTGTGGTGTAATTTGTGCTATTTCTAATGGTGCATTAAGTGTAGCTACGGTTGCAACTGTAGCAATTGCAGCAGTAACTACTGGATAACGCATACCTAAATTGAACAACAAGGAATTGCTTGCGACTGGACCTGACATATTATTTTTCCTATTATTTCTTTAAGTCCCAACCGAACCAATAGCTAACAAAGGCTTGTACGCCTTGTCCACTAGCTGATGATGTAGTTAAGTTATTTTGTTTTACATATTGTGCACCAATTTCAATTAGGCCACTATCATATACATTACGAATCTTTGCACCTACACCTGGAGTAAACAAGTTACCATAAGTATAAGCATAATTACTGGTGTCTTTGCTGATAACAGCATTAACAAAAGTGTTGAATCTCCACTTTTTATCTTCATCAAAAGCGAACCAATCTACACCTTGTTCAATTTTGGCAGAATATCCAACAGCATTGTTTGGTGCTCCTGCTGTAAAAGTGCTTGGTGTTCCTGCAAATCCCCAAGAATATCCTGGCATTGCAATGGGGCCACTACCAGCACTCGCCTCATTAAACCAACTATTCATGCCTTCTGCCTGAGTAACCGGTGAAGGAGTATACTTTGAATCCTTTGTAGGAATCTCATCCGCAGCGTATGCCGTTGTTACGAATCCTATTAATGCTGCTAAAATAATCTTTTTCATACTATTCCTATAATTAATTTACACGTTATATAAGTATTTATACTTACTGGTTAATATCTTTTAACTTTATTCCAACTTAATACAATTTTACCAAATATGAATACCTCAACAAATGCTTTCAAATATGCTGTTGAATTCATCAATCCAATAAAATAAAATATTGGACTATAAAAAAATATACGCCAGTTTTTGGCTAAAATTGCTGCGTATATTGATATTGCTGCTAGGAGTAAGTAATCCATACTCATGCCTATTAACAATACTTTTAAATCAAATAACGCTAAAACGAATACAGTCATGAAAATTCTATTAAAAATGACTGCATCAATCGTTATAATTTTTAAGTATATATCTACTTTACTCCATTGTGTTAAAGAAAGCACTTTATGCTTCTTCATAATCTGCCAGAATCCTCTGTACCAACGAGTAATCTGTTTATAGAAATCTTTGAGATTATTTGGGTCTTGTGTATAAGCAATAAGGTCATGTAAATATCGAACACGATAACCTAATCGGTGTGTCTGTATGGTTAAATCCATATCCTCAGCCAATGTATCACTTGAAATATCTAATTGTTTTAAAACATTGGTACGATATACACTACAACAACCAGGACTTACAAAGATTGTGCCAAAGTTATCTTGTCCCTTCTTAACAATTTCGTGGCCATATGTGTATTCATATGCTCGATAAGTTGAAAAGATAGAATTGTTTTTAATGCTGACTACTTGGCCAACATACAAACCTGGACTCGAATCTTTTTTAATTGCTGTTTTTAATACAGAAATGAAATCTTTGGATAAAATTGAATCGCCGTCAACAAGCGTAACCCAATCATATCTTTTGATAAGATTGAAATGGTCAAATCCAGATTTTGTTGCTCCAGCTTTGCCTGAATTTTTTGTAAGCGTTAAAACATTAACATTATAACTCAAAGCAATATTGCTCGTTTCATCCTTAGAACAATCATCAACAATGTAGATATCTTCTTTTAAGAATCCTGCTTTTAATAATGAAACTATTGTTTTATCAATTACCTTTTCTTCTTTATATGATGGTACAAGTATTGCGATTTTAATTTTCTTAATCATTATTGAGAATACTGTTTTGTGTTTAAGAGGTTCTCACCGGTGCGGTCTTTAACCCGTCCTATGTACTGACCTCTCCCTGATTACACCTTTCATACTGCTTCAGCCAGCAGTCATCTCCGGATCTCGGATGGATACCTCAAGGATAGTGATTTCCCTAACAGTTGGGATTGCTTACTCTTACGCTCACATTCTCAATGATGATTGCTGAGATTTCTCCAGCAGTTTAATACTTAAAACGTTTTTGTCAATGTTGCTACAACAGAATCACCATAAAACTTGGTACCATTCCAACTATTATATTGTTGGAATGTGCTTGTCATAGATGAATTGGTGTAGTAACGAACACCTAAGTCCCATTGCTCTGGGAATGAATATACTAAACCAATGTTCATGTCATTGTAATTCAAATTACTGTTGCCGTTACCAGCCATTGATGTATGACCATAATGTGCAACAACACTTAATGGTTTGAGTTGTGATGCAAGAGCACCTAAACTTTGTTTGATGTCAGCTTGGTAGTATTGTGTGCCAGAACTGTTGTTAACACCAAAGTAATTTGAGGTTGTTTGGCTGAACTTGACAGAAACAGGACCATAACCTAAACCGGCATATACTTCGTTTGTGCTGTAATTTGTTTTTGAACCACCGGCTGTTGCGGTAGGATAAAGGTAACTAATAGTACCTAAGTCAACAATAATGCCTTTGTAAACATCTTTACGCCAACCAGCATATAGATTTGATTGTGTACCACTATTACTATCGATGTCATCATTGTTCATGTTTGGAACACCACGCATACTGGAATTCCAGTTACCGATGTAAATACCTGAACTATGTGCGTAGTCGATACCACCTTGAATTGCAGGACCATTTTGACTTAAACTAATACCACGAAATTCGTAGTTACTTGCTAAAGTCATATTGCCTGTAAGATTACCATCAAATACTTCTGCAGCTGACACTACACCTGATGCAACCAACATTACTGCTAATAGTGATTTTTTCATTTCAATTCCTTCTTAATAAAATAAACATATTACAACACTTATATATGGCTGGCAAACTTGGGCTCGAACCAAGGACCTACGGATTAACAGTCCGGTGCTCTACCAACTGAGCTATATGCCAACAAACTGGAGCGGGATGACAGAATCGAACTGACAACGAAAGGTTGGAAACCTCTAGTTTTACCATTAAACTAATCCCGCAAATTTTTATTCTGAAACTACTGGCTCTGCATCTTTGCCAAACTGTTGCGTTTGTAATCGCTTTGCAATGGCTTTCTTGATTTTAGGAATATGTTTCTTGCGAGCACCATCTAACATTTTAGACAATTGTTCAATGTTCAAAGGACCTAATCGCTGTTTACCATTCTTGGTTAACATTGGATTCTTCTTTTTAGATTTTACAGCAGCCATAACAATTCCTTTTAGTGGAGCGGGCAGAGAGAATCGAACTCTCAAATAGTCCTTGGCAAGGACTCAGGTTACCTTTACATCATACCCGCATAAATTTGGAGCGGTGGTCTGCTTTGCTCAGATAATTCAAGAGGGTATCTCGAATCGTGCTATCACACACCGCATATTTCGTTCAAGTAGTAACTATACTATACTTATACAACTTTGTCAACAACATTATGGTAAACTTGGTGGGCCGTGAAAGAGTCGAACTTTCTTCTGACGATTATGAGTCGCCGGCATCTACCGATATGCTAACGGCCCAAATTTGGTCTGGCTAGCAGGAATCGAACCCACATTAAAAGGGTAGAAGCCTTCTGTATTCTCCATTATACTATAGCCAGTTTATTGTAAAGTTATTATAACACTATTGTAAAGTTAAAGCAACATCATTGTAAAGTTATTTGGTGCGGAAGGTGGGACTTGAACCCACAAAACCCGAATTTTAAGTCCGGTACGTATACCATTTCCATCACAACCGCTTGGTACCCTTGGTCAGATTCGAACTGACACTTGATGGCTTCTAAGACCATTGCCTCTACCAATTGCGCTACAAGGGCATTGGTGCTCTTAACAAGAATTGAACTTGTGTTTCATCCTTACCAAGGATGTGTAATGCCATTATACTATAAGAGCAAAACTGGTGCAACCTCCAAGGATCGAACTTGGTTCAATGGCTCTTCAGACCACCGCTATGACCACATCAGCTAAAGTTGCATTGGTACCTCGTTGCGGTAACGCTCCGCCGTCTTCGCTTTGTAAGAGCGGTGTTCTACTATTAAACTACCGAGGCATATTACTTGTATCTACGTTTTACATATCCATACTCTGCACCATTCGGCAGAATTAGATTTTCTACTGAATCAACTCCAAATTTACCAACAACAGTATAATCTGGAGTTTTAATCTCAACAGTTATATCTAATTGTTTTGCATAATTCATTGCTTCATCTAAAGTATGAAATTCTTTTACATCATTATCATAAACATCTTTAATCCATTTTACTCTATACATAATATCCTTTGGGTGGAACCGGGGAATCGAACCCTCTCTACTTGTTTCACAGACAAGTGTGCAACCATTACACTAGGAGCCACATAGTTAAGCTGCTTCAGCTAAAACAAACTTTAATCTATCTGCCGCATATGAAGCAGCAAAAGCTTTTGGTTTAACCATAGGTATAACATTACAAGTACCTTTGATATAACCAATCGCTTGTTGAACTACACAAGATGAACCATATAATTCATTTGGGTTAATATCTAAATGTACCTCAACGTACCTATCTTCTAATACATCCGCAAGAGATTGAAATAAATCTGAAACTTTGTAAACTTCATTCATCAATCTTAAAGCAGGTTTATTTTTCTTTTGGTCATAATCTCTTTCACGAATAACTTCACCAAAGATTTTACAACCATGACATCCATCAATATGAACAACTACTGCTAATGTGTAGTCAGCATACCATTCACCTTTGATTTCAAATCTTTCAGAGTCAGCACCAAGATAGATTTTAGTATCTTCAGATTGTGCTTCAATGAATCTTTTGACTTCTACTATATCTAACTTTTTCATGCTAACTCCTTTTATTATTATGGCTTCCCGGTACGGATTCGAACCGCAACTTATGGTTTTGGAGACCAGTGTGCTACCGTTAACACCACCGAGAAATAGTTGCCAGTGAGTTTATTCAACTCATCTCCTTGTGAAAGTTACTGGCGGAACTCACTCTTGTTTATTTTAACAGGTTAAGAGTTTGACAGCCTTGCGGATCCTGTGGGTCTGCTCTGGTACCTAGAAGAAGAATTGAACTTCTGTCTATCGGTTATCAGCCGATTGCTCTACCATTGAGCTACCTAGGTGTAAAACTGGAGGGTCATGAGAGATTCGAACTCCCAACTTCTGACTTCGTAAGACAGGCATCTTCCATTTGATGTTAATGACCCATAATTTGGGGCTCGTATGCAGACGGTACGGCCAACTCCGTTGTTAATCGGCTGAGAGGATCACTCAACCCATGTTACTGCACTTAACTTAACAAACTGGTGGTAGTGATAAGATTCGAACT